CCTCCGGCGCCACCTGGCGGACAAACCGCATCCCATCGATGAGGAAGTCGGCGCTCTTGGTGGAATTCAGCTGGATGACGTCGTACATCGGCGGGGTCTCTTCGCCCTTGTCATTCAGGTTGCGAATGTCATCCACCGACCAGGTCCGCAGGACGTCGCCGACGGCCGTGAGGAGCGCGCCCATGCGGACGGAGGGAATGGCGATCTCGCGCCGCTCGAGGGCTTTAATCTCGACCTCGAGGTACTGCGCGACGAGTGCTTCTTCTTTCGATCTGGCCGGGAAGGTTTCGCGCGTGACATCGAACGCTTTCGAGAGGGCGTGATTCCAGCGGAGCGGCTGCTCATCGCCCTCAGGCCTCCGGTCCACATGCGGCGCCGTGGCGATCCGAGACTTCACCTCAAAATGTCGAAGTGGCGCGATTTCACCGCCTCTGAGCATAAAAGGCTGGCTCGAATCGCGATTTGATTAGTAGGAAAAAGGATCTATCGGAGCTTCAGGAGCACCTGTCGGACCAGCGCCGAGACCGACGTCTCGTGCTTGTTCGCGAGGCGAATCAACTTATCGTGGTCACTAGGCCTGAGCCACGTCGAGACCGACGCGCCCGGCTCCTCAGATCGCGGACGTCCCCGTGGGCGTTGCGGGGCCTCCGCTTCAAGAGGCTTCGGACGAGCCATTTAGCCGACCACTCGGTATCGTCGTTTTGTCGTAAGGTTCAATGTGGGCGATCACCTCGATGTGACCGATCTCGCCGCGTGCGATGCGCGTCTGATAGACCAAACCTTCCCATTTCCCGTCTCTCATCTAGCGCCTCCCAGCACGAGCACTTGAAACGCCAGTGGCGCCGGCGGGTCGATCGCCGCGAGCTTGCGCCCCATGAGCCCGGCGATCACCGGGTCGATGCGGCCCTTGCTCTTTTTTTTCACCGGATAGATATTATCCTTCCCATCCCGCTGTACCACCACATTAGAAATGCACCACAGGAGCAGCGGGTTGTCGCCCCCGTCGACGAGGCCGTCGAGGACGTCGGCCTCGAAATCCTTCGACGGCGCGCTCATCTGCTGCAAGGTCTGCGGAATCTCGACGACCTGAAAGCCGTCCAGCTCGCCCAGTTCTTTGACCAGGTTGCCCGCGTTCCACGGGTCGATGCCGATCTGCTGGAGGTCGTACACCTGCGCCGCCTCCTGGATGATGGTGCGGACGACCGATTGATCGATGCGATTTCCCGGATTCGTTTTCAGGAGGCCGGCTTTGACCCAGAGTGGATACGGGGCGCGGTCGCGGCGCGCCCGTTCCACCAGCGTGTCCTCGGGCGTCACGCACGTCGCCAGCCAACGCCAGGTCGCGCGGGTCGGCGTCGGGGGAAAGACGAGCACGACGGCCGTCAGATCGATCTTCGAGCTCAGATCGATGCCGGCCCAGCACCGCTCGCCGGCCATTGACGCCGCCGTCCAGTGCGTCTGTCCTTTACGCCAGCCGTCGAGCGAGAGCCAGGGCGCGTTCGCGTTGACCCACAGATTCAGGCGCTTCTGTTTATAGGCGGCGGACGCGGCCGGCATGTGGATCGCCTTCGTGACGAGCGCCCGCAGGTCGTCGGGCTTGACCGAAATGCCCCAATTGGGATTCGCCTTGCGCGCCGTGCGCTCGAGCGTCCAGTCATCCTCCGGGTCCGCGTGGGCGATGAAGGCAAAGAAGGTGTCGCTCGCCGGGTCGGTGACCACGCCCTCGAGGATCTTCACCGCGTAGTCGTGTTGATCCCCGCAGGGCGTCATCAGGTCGTCGCCCGCCGTGGTGATCTGATAGTTCAGCGGCTGCTCGCGCGCGCCCGTCGCCGTTTCCATGACATCGAGCATCTCGCGGTTCTTCTGCGCGTGAAATTCGTCGTTGATGATCAGGTTCGGGTTGAGCCCGTCGGTCGAATCCGAGTCGGCGCCGAGCGGCTCGAGCTTCGATTCCGTGTCGTCCCGATGCAGGCTGCCGTGTTTGTGGTCCCACCCGTCGATGCGCGTGCGGAGGCCGCTGCGTTTGACCAGGCGCTTGCAATCGTTGAAGACGACCTTAGCCTGCTCGCGCTTGGTCGCGATGCAGTACCCCTCGGCGCCGGCCTCGCCGTCGAAGAACGACACGTAGATCGCGACGACGGCCGCCTCCAGGGATTTGCCGTTCTTGCGCGGGATCTCGTTGTAGCCCGTCCGGAACCGGCGCAGGCCGGTCTCGACGTGCACCCAGCCGAAGATCGAGCCGAGCCGAGAGACCTGGAACGGTTGCAGGACGATGAAGTGACCCGCCCACTCGCCCTTGTAATGTTTGAGCCGCTGCGCGAACCGAAAGAAGCGTTCCGCGCGCGGGAGGTCGAATCGGTACGGGAATCCTTTCGTGTCCTCGCGCTGGCGGTCGCGCAGATGCCGCGCGCACGAGAGCTGGTGATACTTGCCGGCCAGGACCGACCCTCGCATCACCGCGCGCGCGTAGACGTCGAGCGGATTCTGCGTGCTGAGCATCAGTGTTTCGCGACGACGGGCCCCCGCGCCGGCGGCTCATCAAATTCTGAGAAGTCATCCCCACCAGGCGGACTCGTCGTCTGCACGCGCGACCGACTCGAGGGTGTGAGCCCCAGCTCGGGCCAGAGTTTGTTGCAGTTCGCCAGCGCCTTCGTCGCGATGGACAAATAGGGATTCGTCATCGGGTAGCCGCTCGGCGCTTTGACGACGAGGCCGAGCCGTTTCACGTTCCGGTGCGCCTCGATGTACCGGCCCCACTCCAGACAGAGCGCGATGAGCGCGGCGCGATCGGCTTCGGTGATCTGGCGACACGCGCGCAGCATCGGCGCCAGCCTCTGCCATTCTTTGATCGCTACTTCCTGACCCGCCAATTCCTCGGGCGTATCGTCGACGACCTGTGCGGACGCAGGGCCAGCGCCAGGTTCAAAGGGCGGCGGCTGCGGCTCCCGGTCATTGATGGGGCGCTTTCCGGGGTTGCCTTCCAGCTCCTTTTGCGCGGTCGGTTTCGGCTTTCTCCCTCTCATTCAGCGCCCCTCAGACGCCCCGTTTCCCTAACGATTGTCGGGCTGTGCACAGTCTGACGCCGATTCCTCTCGCCCGCTCTGATTTCAGTAGTATATCGGACCGTTCAGATTTATACTCTTTACAGGTCGAGGGGAATTAACCCCGGTGACCCACCAAGGACAACGACGATGACCAAGACCACGAAGCGCTCGGCGAAGTCGGCGGCGGCGAAGCAGGCCGCGAAGCTGTCGGCGGCGGCGAACAAAGCCTGGGCGACCCGTCGCAAGTCCGGCAACCCCTCGCTGAGCGCCAAGGTGGCGTGGGCCACGCGGACCGCGATGGCCGAAGCCGTGCCACCCCGTCGGCGCCGCGCAGCCTAGGCGGAGAGCAACGGTCGGCACGACACGCCCGCTCGGCCATTCCGGCCCGGCGGGCGTTCGTGCGTGTAGGAGGCCGGAGGCAGCGATGAGCGATGAGTTCCGACGATTGTTGAAGGACACCCTGCAGGCCGACGACGAGACGGCGGACCGGCGCATGATGTTGGGCGCGATGAAAGAGCGCCCCGAGCCGACCGTCTGTGCCTGGTGTCCCGGCTTCGACCCGCACGACCTGGCGAACAGGGGGAAGTCGCACGGCATCTGCTCGACCTGCGCGACGCACGTGCTGGAGGCCCAGACGCACGCCTCCGGCGAGGCCTCGGCCGACGCGACGCCATGCACACATCCGGACGTCGTCTGGCATGGCCCGCAGGCGGGGTGGTGCGACAGCTGCCAGGCCTGGACGATTCCCGATCGCGACACAACGGCGGCAGTCGACAAGCGCGACAGCGACGAGCGCAGGCCCTGTCCGCAATGTAGCGGCAGTGGCACATCCACGCGGCGATAGGAGACGACGATGATCATCAAGTGCACACCCAACGACAAGGGCAACCCTCCCGGCAAGCTGGCCGAGGCCGAATTGCATTTCAGCGACGGCCCGCTCGAAGGCCTCAAACTGATCGGCTTCGCCATTTGGGAGCGGCGCATCGGCGGCGGTCGCAACGTCACATTTCCCGCGCGGCAGTATGCCGTCAACGGCGAGCGGCGCAGCTTCGCGCTGCTGCGCCCGATCGTCGACGTCGATCATCAGAACCGAATTCGCGATCTGATTCTGGAGGCCTTCGCGGCATTCGAAGAGCGCGCGGCGGCGACCGCGTGACCCTGCCGCGCTGTCCCGAATGCAAGGTCGGGAGGCTCTCACTCGTCCGCGATGGCCTCGTCGGCCATGTCTACGCACCGAGCTATCAGGTGCGGAACGCCCCGCTGCCGCCGGCTCGAATGGAGCCGGCGGCATTCTTCGCCTGCAACGCCTGCGAGTGTTGTATTGAAGTTCAACCACGGCATCTCACCGAAGGAGCCCAACCGATGAAACTGAAACGCTCGACCCGCAAAACCACGAAGACGACGAAGCGCGCAGCCAGGCGGGCGCGCCCTGCGAAGAAACCTGTGCCCGCCACGCCTCCCATTCTTCCGCCGGCGCCAGACCCTCAGCGCAACCAGAAGCAAATCCGCCACAACGCGGCGGTGAAAGCCGCCGCGACGAAACGCCGCAACGCCGGACTCCCACCCGTGCCGGCGCCGCCGGCGAGCTCGCCAGAGAGGGACGATCATGCGATCTGACCTACTGACGACGAACCTCGGAACGATCATCGTCATCGACGGACAGACCGCGAAGGGTCAACGTTGGCTTCGGCGCTCTGTTCAGGGCAGGCAGCCATCCGTCCAGTGCGATCACCGTTGCGGGATCGACATCCTGTACGGGGCGCTCGACGCGGGACTGACGTTGGAGGATTCGCGCACCGGAAGAAAAACGAAAGGCGGCATAGCATGACGG